GCCTGTAATAAAGATTAACTAAAACATCTTTATACCTTCTTTTAACAATCCTGGGATCATGTAGACCCAGGATTTTTGCTAACTTAGACCACTTAGGACCTCGCTCTCTAAATGCAGCACTATGACTTACTGCCCAAACAAGTTGCCTATCTTCTTTGTCCATCTTGCTAAGCGCTATATCAACAGCTAGATCCAACCTGGTAATCTGCTCTGGTGTAGCTTTTAACCTGGTAACTCCCATTGAGCTGTAACCATAGCCGCTCCACTCAGTAACATAATCTGGCCAGCTCGCCATTTTTTGCTTACGAATAGCAGCAGGTAGCTTTCGCTCAGTTTCAGCTGCTTCTTTAAACAGCTCATCAATATCTGTAATACTATGAATCTGCTTTTGCATTAAAAGCATCCTCAGTATTTCTTAGCCATAAAACTTTATCAAGCAAAGACATTCTCAACAAAGAATGTTGCAGCTTCTTAAAATCTTCAAATGAATAATTTGGTCTGAGCTTGTTTAAAACTTTTCTTTCTAGCTCATCAAAAGGATTTTTTTCATTTCTGGCAATAGCAGCTCTGTAATTATAATTTGTGTGCTTAGCTATGCTTTTAATAAGAGTAGATGTATTATAGCTACTCTTAGCGCTACTAGTAGCATAGCTGAGCTTTGCGCTACTCTTAGCGCAAAACTCGTTACCTCGATTATCTTCAGAACTTTTCATCTGTCAACCCCCCTAATATAAATAAATAATTTGCACCATCATAAATGTTGTCTGGATTAGGTTTGCCACAATCCATTCTTGCTAATTTATTTTCAATATGAAATTTTACAGCATCAGCTGCATCAAACTTTTCGCCTGGCTTTAATTTTTTTTTAAAACTTAAATTTAATCTTGCTGCCAGGTTCTCGTAAAGTTCCTGGTAATCACCAAGCTTGTTAGCTCTATCTTTTAATATTTGCGCAGCTACTTCTGCATATTGTTGTGGTGTCATTTTTTCTCCTCAATCTCCTTAATAGCTAATCCAATCCGATAGGTTATCTGTGGCAACAAGGCATTTCCCAACTGCTTTAATCTTTCTGCTCTGTGTTCATTCTTATGAGTTGTTCGTTGGATATGTCTGGGTTCGTCCAGCCATCCGGAAATCCCATTAAATATTCGACAAAATTCGGAGAAAGTTTCCCCAATCCCTCGGTCTGGTATACCTTGTGAGCTAAATCTATTTGTCTGCCATCCCTTATTCTTTTCTCGTAATATTCGTTGTTCCCATTGTAACTGTGTTTCTTCAGAGCTTCCTCGTTCCTTGGTGGCAGATGATCCATTGCTGTTGGTGTTTGAAACATCTGTTGTTCTTTCAATGTCTTTCCTCTGATCCTCTGACCAGATGCTATCAACACTTCCTCCTCCAACACTTTCCCCCCTTTCCCATTCGGTCTGCTCCCCGCTTGAGTTCTTGGTGTTGGCCACAGTCCTTGATCTTTTTTTGTCCATTCCTTGCTCTCCAATGTTGTCATCTCTTTATCGTATTTTATTTCTTTTAAATGTGGTTTGATCTGTTCCCAATTCTCTACGCTAGGATAACTGAAACCTTTTTTGTCCTTGCGAAACCAATGCTCTATCGTAGTTTTCTTAATGTTTGTTTTTTCTGCCAAGTCTTTGATAGTTGTTTGCAGCCTTAAATAATCCACAAACTCTTGTTGTGGTGGCAAGTTCGGTCTTTCTTCCATTTGATGATCTTGGTAAAGCTCCATCAACTCTGGATGCTTAATAATTAAATCCATCATAACTTTATCACTCAATGTCTTTTGGATAGGCTGCCCACTAGACCTATGAGTTTTGCCTTGTAGTAATTTTGTGGCGTGTTTTAAAGCATCTTCCTTAGTGTCCATTGCTGTTGGTGTTGGCCACATCCATTCTTTCATTCTTGGTGGTCTAAGTGTCGTGCCATTCATCATAGCTTGAGCTTCTTCTTCTGTAAGCTCACCTCTTTCAACTAGATCCCTCATTATTAACGTCTGACCTTCGCTTGCATGACCAAATCCCTTGGTTGTCGGTGTTGGCCATGTTCTTGCAGATGATCCAGAGTCTATCTCTTTTGTGGGGGCGGAAACCCGCAGCTGGAACAATAAATGTCGCTGTGGCGTAATCAAGTGATCCCATTTGGCTAAGTACTTTGTCGAGGCCGAGAGAAATGTGGCCATAAACATTCTCGAAAACGCAGTAAGTGGGTCTTGTTTGTGCAACAATTTCAGCAATGTGCGGGAAGATGTGGCGAGGATCTTCTTCCCCTTTTCTTTGACCACTTTGCGACCAGGGCTGACACGGATAGCCTGAGCTGAGGATGAATGGTCTTTGCCGAATAAATCTTTTTGGATCACTTGCTATCTCCTTAACGTCATTTGCTATTGGTATTCCTGGAAACCTAACCCTTAATAATTTTCTAACCTTTTCATCAAAATCACAGAACAATACTGGCTCTGATAATCCCGCTGCAATAAATCCAAGAGCAAATCCACCAATGCCACTGCAAAGGTCAACATGAGTTCTCACCTAATAACCTTGTCAAAATGATCTACTTTAAGCTCTTGTTCTTTCCAGGCGGCTTTCTCTGCCGCAAGCTCAGCTTGTGTAAGTGGCACTTGTTTTTTTTGTAGCTCTTTAAAAATCATTGCTACATGATTTGCACCAGTTCTTTTAGTTATCGACATTTTATTTACCTCTCAGTTTAATTATCCCGTCTAAATAGTCATGCACCTGGTCAACAGATTTGCAGAGCTGCCAGAAGCAGCCAGCTAGTTCTAGCTTTTCTCTCATCATAGCCTGGTTAGCCGATAGCTTGCCGCCAGGCCGCTTTACCTCAATGAAGATAGCAATAGAGTTACCGACCTTGCTTTGATCTCCAGGCACAAATATTTCTATGTCTGGCCAGCCAGGTTTAGTTCCCATCTTTTTCTGTTTCACTTTATAAGCCACATGGCGCTTTCCTTCATTTGGCGAATGATGCCAAACTGCACCTGGCGGCAAAACTACATCAAGCCATTGACCGATTCGCACATGAAGTTGATCTTCAGTCTCGTCTAATAATGAAATCATTTGGCGTGACCGATCCCATAGTTACTTCAAGAATCAAACTTAAATGCCTTGCACTTGGCGTGAGTGCTTGCTTGTGCTGCTTTGGTAAACACCATCTACGAGCTACTGTAGCTTCCTTAAAACCAAGTTTTTCAGCTAATTTTTTGTAACTTAAATTTTTTTCTAATCTATATTCTTCTAATGTCATGCGTTTAGAAGTAACACAGCTTAACTTTTAAAGTCAATAGCATTTAATTATTTGACAATAATGACTATAAAAGTCATAATAATTGTATTGTGAATCAAATTAGTTGACGATAAATCAATATTAAGTTTCTTCCTCTAATCCAAAACACAAGATGTAGTTTTTTAAAAAATATAATTGAATGGTTTTTATAGAATTGAGGAAATATGTGATATGAGTATTATAAGTTTAAAAAAACAAGAATATACAACAAGTAGAGTAAAAATGCCTAATAACCTAGATACAATGATAAGACGATCTGGCCTGCTTAATAAAGAGGTTGCTGAAAGGAAAGGAATCCGGCCAGAAACAGTTTCAAGACATATAAGCGGCGCATTACAATTTACATTAAAAGATGCTGAAGAATATGCAGTAATATTAGATTGCAACCCACAAGATGTTCTGTTTCCTCAAAAAGCCAATAAAGTCTTTGGTTATCTTGATAGCTGCGTAGTTACAGTAGCCAGCAACGCTGATAAAAGAGAAGCTTATTTCATGCCCTATCTTGCAGATAATAGAATGATTGTTGTTGCAAAACACTCTGCACCAGACAAAAAATGGGCCAATGGGAGAATGTACTTATTTGATCCAGAATGTATAAAGAGACAATCTGTTGACGATAATTGCTTTATGAAGTTGAGCATATTAAAAATAAAAGGTCATGATAATGTCCGATTCGCTGTTACTTATCCAGAACCAGGCGGTACTTTTACTATAAACTTTAACAGTGATACCCATGTAAACACAGCGCAAATACCGCCAGCTAAAAAAACAGATGAAAAAGGCTGGCCTATGATGATGAAAAATGTAGATTTAGTTTGGGCCACCCCCATACTTGGCTGTATATTTCAACCAGAGCTTGTTGGAGTAGTTAAGAAAAATTAATTATATCAACCCCCTTGACTTTATAAATCAAGTTATCATAGGATCTCTCTTAAACTTATAAGGG